GTATCTGCACCGCCAGTATTTGCGATGGAGCTATAGGCAGATCGAATTACGTCCTTGTCTGTACCAACGCCACTCTTCAACCCTTTCAAGTATTCGGGAGCACCTACCTCAGATATGTATTCGTCAGGAGTAAACGCGAACACATCACCACGCTTGCCCGACAGATACTGACTTCCTCTGGCTTTGCCATCCGTCGTGTCTCTAGCTGTTACCGCTTTCTTACTTGTTTCTAGCGGTTCTAATACGCTACCCCTGAACGCCATGTCGTAGAAATCATCCACTTCATCTACGTCGTCTATAACGTTGTATACATTCTTGTCAGCGGCACCTAGTAGCGTGTCTTTGTACGACTGAATAGCACTCTTGGGTGTTGTTGGCCCACTTAGCTCTTTAGCAAACTCAGGTGCATATGTTGATATGTTACGTAGCTGTTCTGGAGTCATGTTTTTAGTCATGGCCCGCAAGTTTTTTAGAGCATCGGCAGCTATTACTGGATCTACTTTCGGCTTAGGTGTTGGGGTTACAGGTGTTGGTTCGGGTATAAACTCACCAGCACTTACAGGCTGACCTACTCTGTTTGGTGGTGTTACTGGGGCAGGTGCAGGTGCCCGTGATTTTAACGCAGGTGGTGCAGTCGAACCTATTACTGGCTTGGGCTTAGGTGCTACAGGTGTAGGAGGTGGTGTTGTCGCAACAGGTCGCTTAGTTCCCAGCGGACGCTTATCACCACGTTTTGCAGCGGTGCCTACAGGGGGAGGTGCAATAGGTGCAGTAGGTGTATACGCAGATCTAAGGTTTGGGCCTATGGAGGTATAAGCTCTTCCAACGGGCATTACTGGTGCAGGTGTAGGTGCTACGACAGGTGCAGGTCTAGGTGCTACGACAGGTGCAGGTGCTACGACAGGTGCAGGGGGTGTAAACGCAGGGGGTCTAGGAGGGCCATAACCCTGTATACCAGAGGCTCCCATGCGTGCTTGTATTTCTTCTTGGGAAGGTAGGTTAAAGTTGCTAAATGCCCCTAACCCCATACCACCAAAACCACCAAAACTACCTATCATAACTGTACCTAGTTATCTATTAACACGCCCTGCCAAGAGACAGTTATCGGGTTATTGCTGCTCGTTGCTACTGCACGTACCTCTATATCGGTCTTTTCGTAGATAGGTTGCGGGTACTCAAACTTGTCGATATATGTACCGCTTTGCAGTTCGGTTATCACGATTGTTCTAAACACGTTAGACCCAAAGTCGCGTGTGTTAAATTTTATTGTTGCGTTCGCATTCGCTTGGCTTATTGCTGCGGTGAAGTTAACATCGTCTAAATACAACGTCTTACCCGCAGGTACTGTGTATACCCCCAAAAGTGTCTGGTTTGACGTTCCGAGGTTAGCGTATACATTCCCAGTAGGCACACCCGCAGACGCTCCACTATCAGCGACATAGACAGTGCCCGCCGCAGTACCACCTGAACCTGCTAACGTCACATAGGCTCGGTATATACGCAAATATGACAAAGAAGTCGCTACTTGTGTTTGTCCAGCAAGCTCTACCTCTTCTTCGATAAGTGCGTAGTTAGCGTCTAAACCAAAAACTCTTACCTTGTTTGCACCCGTACCCCCATTTGTATCGTTTGCATCACTAGAACTTACATAGCGCACAGCAGCACTCGTAGGGAATACGTAATTGCCACCGTGCTCCCATATCGTTTCTTCTGTGCTATTTATGTCTGGGTTGCGGGCGAACTTATACAAAGAAGAAGCCCCCACAACTTGGCCTTTAGATACTTGTAACTCATACGGTTCTTGGACTGCCATAGCGTTTCTCAGTGCTTGGTCTAACTGGTTAAAGTATATACGCAATACGTTGTTAAACTGCTCGAACGCCTGTTGGTCATACCCCTGCGGGGGTGTCGGTAGTCTGGGGGCTACAAAATCTATGTCGGCGGCCATTATCGTCTACCATCAGGACGTATATCTATACGGGGTGTACCTAACTGCCAAGTCACGCCCACATCACCAGACTGTACTTTTATGGATAACTGCCTACCACGTACGCGGGTGTTAATCTGTGACGTATACGCCTCAATAGGTACGATAGCTGAACGAGTCACTGCTGCACTGTTAGTTCCTCCCTCTGACAACGGGCTGTTGTACCCAGAACCAGACGACTGTAGGGGTAACAACTCCATAGTGACATTAGGGCTTTCGGCAGTAGACCCATCAAAAGTCACATCAGGCAGCACTCTTTGTATGAACGAAAACCTGTCGCCATCGTCTATATCAAACTGAGCGGACGTTATGTAGGCATCTATAGCTTCGTCAGCACCGGCCTCATTACTGTCTACACCCTGTTCGTGATTGACCAGCCTGTTTGTATAAGTTGCGGCCATAGGGTATTCACGTAACCCCGAATCAAGCCATGCGCTGCGGGCCATAGTGCCGAAATACCAGATGTCCTGTTCGTGGTTGTAAACTACATACTTGTCTACAGTCGTAGAGTTAGCGGAGCAATAGAACCACCAAATCTCACCAAAACCTTCGTTTGTTGCAGCAAAAGCCTGTTGAGCTTGTTCAAAGTTGAAGTCATTGAAAACATGTCGTTTTAAGTCGCAGCGCAACGTGCTGACGCCACCATCATAGCGGTAAAAGGAATCCCTACCCATCCAGTAAGAAACGCCATCGGAGTATGCTACAGCGCGTGAGGATGTTATTGACAGGTTAGAGCCAAGTAACTGCGTACCCCAAACTATGGTACCCCCCACGTACTGCATCGCGTACAGGGCAGAGTCAGTCCAAACCAGTATTTCTTGGCGCGACTGGATTGCAGTGACGATCCTAGAGCCATTAGATAGTCGTATATCACCTGCTTGATTAGTTGCCGCAGGTGTCCAGTCAACCGCATTTTCTTGGTCTGACCATCGGATGAGCATGGGGTCTAGAGTAGTCGTGCCTAACGTGTTAGTGCCAAAGCAGAATACAAACCGGCTTATGTCGGATACAAGTATAAAGTTTTGTATTACAGGCACGTTAGAAGCACCGCTTTTAGTAGAAAGCTCTACCGCAGGTGTAGTTAGTGCGTTGGGGTCGGATGCGTCCCAGTAATAAAGGCTACCCCCGCGAGGGCCAAAGATTAAATCTTCACCGAAGTTAGATTGGCTCCATACCCGCAAAGAATCGTCAGGCGGCTCACCGTTGCTCCATGTACCTAGACCCCAAGCACCTGCACCCCAGCCTGATAGGGGCACTTCGATTTCTGGGCCTACGTTTATCTGGTACTTAGCCGTTACAGAACCGCCACCAGTAGCATCTGATGTAGCCGCCGCATCTGCTTCTATAGTGTAAGTGCTTCCGGTGAGATACGTTAACTCAAACTCTCCATTTAGCGTAAGTCCACCAACGGCAGATGCCCCGCTAAAAGTTACGAAGTCTCCGTTTATGTAGCCGCCAGCAGTATCTGTAACGGTAACAGTGGTAGACCCATTTACAGTCTGGAAAGGGTCGGTGAGAGATACTCCCGCTGGGGTTCGCTCTGGAGTTACGTCGTAATATACGCCACCCAACTCTACGTAGAACTTTAGGTTTGTACCTACACCTAAGAACTTCTCGTTTGCTAACGTCACCCACCCAAACAAAGAACGTGCTACACCAAGGTACGTAGTGAGAGATATAATCTGCCAACCACCAATTTTTTCTGGTAACCCACCGCGAAACCTAATTTTATCGCAGTCGAACCAACCCTCTTCAGCCGCATAACGAGTAGTCTCGCGGTTGACTCCGGGGCGGAATAGCAGTTTACGCAGCGGCATTATCTATATTCGCCTGTACGAATCATTTCAGTCACCTCTACAGCACGGTTGCCGACTTGTTTAGCCCAACGGCTATCCATAAACTCATCAGCGGCGATGTCAAACTGCTCCCGAGACATGGCTTCCAGAGCGTTAACAAACCCGCGCAGCCGCGTGATGCCTAGATTGAAGCACATATCGACCATTGCGTCACGCCTAGCTTGGTTTAGTCCGCCATACCAGTAGTACGCATCTTGCAATTCTTCGTGGCAACGCTTTAGATCATTGTTCAGTAGATAGTCAATCTCATCGGGAGACAGGCCCAAGCCGGACTCTGAGATGTTTCGGCCTACGCCTATAGTCTCAAAACCCGCAGTACACAAATACACCTTAGACTTGACGCCCTCATGGCGTTTTACCATCTCAACTAAATCGCCCATTACTTCTCTCTAGCTACCTGATTTACCTTCTCGTAGGAGCGCATAGCGCCTAGCCCAAGCATACCCATCATAACGGGCACAAGAAGCGTTGTATCTACCTCTGGTACATCTACCCAAATCCCGAGAATGTTGGCGATAATAGTGTTGTACAGTAAACCAAGGGCGCATATCCAGCCGATAGCAGGTCGCCAGCCAGCAACAAATAACGACTTATGTGCAGCTTCCATCTTGTTGATTTCAAGCTGACCCTTGAGCGCCTCATGCGAGTGCTTCTCAGACATTGTGGCAATTTCGTGAGCCAAGGCATTCTTCTGATCCTTGTCCTCAATAAACTTGTCCAGCAGTCCTGTGACCGGCCCTACTAACGATGCAACAATACTCATACTTATTTCCTATTTGACCATGCTTGAGCGCCAAAGAACGCAGCCAGTATACCCGCAACGGACACGAAGTAGACCGCAGCCATATCGCCTAGAATCGTTGCTGCTTGCGCCAGCCCGAAAAGCTCCGATGCCACAACCAAGCTGGGGTATAGCAACATGCCCCACAAGGCAAACCATGACATAGCCCTTTGTGCATCAGCACGTTCATGCTGTAGTCGTAGCTCTTGCAGTTCTTTACTGGTGTTTAACTCTTCGTCCGTGACAACCCCATCCCCATCTGCATCGTATTCGGCGTATTCACTGCCTTCTTGTAAACGCTTCGCTGCCATCTTAATCCCAAGTTTTCGTGTTCGCCGCAACCCGTTTCGGTATGCAGTAAGCCGTTATGTTTTCCTGCATCTGGTAGCGGTTGTTTATCTTGGTTTTACCTGTGCTGACGTAGTACGCGAACGTGTTACACCGTGTGATGTCGCGGAAGTAAAACTGATCTTCTATAGGCTCCCCGTTTACCACCACAACCAGCAAAAAGGCCATCATCGTGTCAACCAACCAAGTAGTAGCGCCAGCGTCATGGGCAGAAGAAACAGAAGCACCCCAGCGATTGCGGCGTATTCTTTAACTTCTTTCCAAAACTTCTTTTTAGCTGCCGCCTTCCTAGCCAACTCAAGCTGTTTCTGCTTGCGAGCCTCTGCCATCGCCTGCATAGCTTCTTGGTACAACTGTCCGTTACCACTAACGGTAAACAAATCCTTGATCTCACGCATGGTTTCTTGGATCTGCTTCTTTGCCAACGCCGCTTTCACAGCATCGGCCTCTGACAGCTTGCCCTCGTTTTGAGCACGCTGTAGCTCTACCTCGGCACCACCTAACGCAGACAAAAACCCAGAGATAGACTGAATGTCATTAGTCGTTTCAGCGACCTGCTTGATCGCACTGGTAGCCGCATTTACGCCAGCTACAATCGCAGCGATCTCGCCAATCACGTTCAGCCGCCCATAAACTGTGGCAGAGCCACCGCGACAATCACCGTCACATAAACGCCCCAGATCATCATTTCAAG